CAGTAATGTTCGCCATTGGTTAGCCTTTTGTTAGGCTATTCTAATAATAGCGTTTGATGCGTCTGCTGTTGGAAATTGAATTGTAAAAGTTCCTGCTGTAGAAGTTTTATTAGATGTAAAATCTAAAACAGCAACTGCTTTGTTACTATCAGAGCTGTTATAAATTAAAGCTCCCATTGCAGTAATCGTTGCAGTAGTAAAACTTAAATCAGCAAAGTCTGTTAATGCAGTTGTTCCAGAAGTGCTTGGGTCTACTCTTGTTAAAGAACCACCACCAGTGGCATATGTACCACTTGAAGCAACTTCACCAGTTGTTGTAAACGCAGTTGTTGTTGCTCCTAATGTTGCAGTTGTTGATGATTTACCACCACTTCCTTCTGCATAAAGTGCTAGTTTAAAAGTGTCACCACCAGAGTTTTTAAAATTGTGTACACCTTCTAGTAACTCTTTCTTGAAGGAAGTACACATTGCTTGTGCTATAGCCATATTAGAGTCTCCTTATATATTCAGCCGTTTCCTTGTGACCATTTGATCGCAAGGCTTCCATAATTGTAGCACGCTCTTCTTTTCTTGCCAAGAGTATATAATGATGAATGATACCTTTAAGTTGTTCTCTAAATAATTTAGCTTGTTCTTTTAAGTGAGAGGGGGCATCTTCTGATACACTGGCAATTTTATCTACAGCTAAATCTGCTATTTGTTCGTTGTTTAAACCTCCTTTGTCTGAGGTTTTTACAATTACATTACCTAATTGTGACACATTAATTTTAAACACTTTTGTTTACCTCCTCATAAGTTACACCAAGTATGTCCTCTCTGCCAATAATGTTTGGTGTTGCATCTAAAGGCTCTGGTGGTTCTAATTTTGATTTTCTTGTTATTAACATATTACCTTGTGTTGTTGTAGAAACTATAGGGTCTTCAAGTCTATGGTATCCATACAGTTTTTGATCATCTGGTACGTTCGTATCAAGTAAAGATGAATTATGGGCTACATTAACTTTAATACCTTTTGATATGGCAATAGCCAACCAAAACTCGCAACAAGCTCTACCAGCTTCTGCAAAGTTGACTGCCTTGTGGGTAAAATCTATTCCGTATAGATGTAATTCTTTGAAATCATAGGCGATAGCATATGCAAAAGCATAAGCGACTGTGTTGTTTAAATAAGCATATTTTGTTTTTTGTAATACCTCTTGAAGTGGAAACTCAACAACATCTGGACATCTTTTATCTAGAGTACAAGAGAATATGGGTATGTTAAGTTTTGACTTTAATCTATCAGCCATTATAGTTGTTTGTTGACCAGCATTCGGTGTATCTAAAAACCTAGAGGGAGGATCCATCATAAAGCATTTATCGTGATAAATAACGCCAGACATAGAGTTAATTGCCCATACTTCATCAAATTTTTCACTTCTTATTTTAGCAAGGATAAATTCACTAAAACTATTGCCCAGACCGACAATAGCAACACTTTTATTTTTCTTCATGTTTGTTTTTGTCTAACCAAACCTTCTCTAAACGAATCAGAATAATTTCTGCCTTCAGCATAATTTTTCAGTCGTGCAATAGATTCTAAGTATCTACCGTTATATAAATCTAATATATCTTTTTCGCCTTTCATAAACGTATATGCCTCAACTAAACAACCATATAATAAAGCATCAGGAGCATTTGTGCTAATCCAAGTTGATCCACTATCGTCAGTAGTAAGAGATGCTGGTCTGTAGTAATAATGTAATTCTGCCGTAAAGTTGGCATTTGGAGTTGGGGCTAAAATAAAATTATTAAGATCAAATTGTGCGTAATATTTTGGTGTTCCAGTAACTGTTGGGTCTGGGTGATATTCTTGCAAAAAGTTTACATCTTTTTGCAGTAAAAAAACATTTGAGCCACTATTAACTAAAGATAACGAAAAAGTTGCCAAATAATCGGTCGGTTTTGATAAAAACTTGTTACCTGAAGTTGCTGTACCAGTGACGTTTTTGCGGAAATAATCTAAATCAACTGTTTTAAAAATACGTTCTTCTGCATTTTTTATAAAAAAATCTAATTCGTTGACAAAAGTAGTTTCGTCATTTTCAGTCCAATCTTGTATGGATTGTTTTAAAGTTGTTAAAGTAAAACTCATGATGTGCTCACCGTAACTGTTCCCAAACTTGTGGTAGCACTAAAAGAATCTAATTTAGTTCCTAGTATTCCAAGTCCAGTATTTGTTATTACAATTAATTGTTTATTGTCATCCTCTTGCTGTGGTCTAGGTTGATAAAGAGCTTGTGGCTCTAATGGTGGTTTGCGTGGTGTAAGTTGAGGGTGCTTTGCTTCATACTCAGACCTATGAACTACATTGCCATTCCATTCCATAACTCGCTCTCTGTATGGAAAAGCGAAACCAGACCTATCTGATATAAACTTTGATTTTCTTCCAATAGCGTATCTAGTCATACAAATCCATAATAAGTGCTACTAGGTGTTAATGTTAAATTAGAACGATCTCTATCTTCTGCTGAAGCACGCTCAAACTCTTCTTCATATACAGCTTTTAATATTTGTATTCTATCTGGTGCTTTTTTCATAGCCAGATAATAAGCAAGTCCAGCAGTTAAACATGGATAAAACCTAAACGGTACTTCCATTGTATTTTGAGCTGTGTCTGCGTCTTGTATCCTAGTCAAAGCATCGTACACAAAAGTATCTGTACTGTTCTCTGGTGTAGCCCAAAGTTTTAGATTAGGTGTTATTTGTCTATCTAAAAAATATTGACTAGGTCTACCAGTTGTAGACTTTACTGGTATGTTAATGTATTGATCCCTACTTATTCTACTAATTGTAAAATCTGTAGTTCCTCTGCGTACAACAGCGTTAAGTATGTCAATTACATCTGTTCCTAAACTATATTCCGCTGTACCTGATGTTAATGATTGTGTACGTTGTTCAATAGTCCATTGATTCAATCCTCTGTTTGCCCAATCAGCTAATAATATATTTAAAGAACGTTTGGCTGTTTGTAAGTCATAGCCAGTCCTAACCTCTAAACCACAACGCTCAAAGGCTTCTTCAACATATTCAGCTACATCTAGCTCAAAATCTGTAGAGGATGAAGTGGTCATTAACTATAAGGACCTTTGACTACTTTACCACCATTAGCAAAGCTCTTTTTCTTCATAGCACCACCACCTACGGCATAGCTTTTCTTTTTCATAGCACCACCACCCATCATTTTTTCTTTTTCGTTAGTAGCACCACCCATCGCATAGCTTTTTTTCTTCATCATTATTTATTCTCCTTATAAAGATTGTTGAAGGTTACTTCGGGATCCATATATTGTTCATGTTCCTCTGCATTATGAGTCCATTGACTCGGTTTAAAATCGGGAGCTCCCTCTCCAGTTTCCCAGAGTGCAGGGGATGTTACTCTAACCCTGTTGTTTGGCAAGGCAACAATGTTACCAGTCCAATTATCAGCCTTAATTAACTGAATGATATGACTCTGCTTATGCTGAGCTGGATCATCTGCTAAATCAGACTGACTGTAATCTATTGTAAATAAATATTTACCGATATGCAACCTATTATCTATTTTACATATCCAAGGACTCACACTAACGTAATCTAACTTAACAACACTATGGTGATGTGAGCTACAATCCCAAGGCTGAGCAAAGCGTGGGTGCATAATATCTGGCATAGTATCTAAAGGTATGTCGGCAACCAACGCAGTCAAAGGCATTCTAGCCCACATTGCTCCACCATGTATATTTGTTTCATCAGTGCCGTCAACCTCACAACCAGTAAAAACTACTTGAAAACCAAGCGTTCTATCTGGCATAGTGGTTACAGCAAACGCATGAGCATGTATAAATTCACCTCTGTATTTTTCATGATTATGCGTAAATTCTTTGCGTACCCAACATTTAAAGAAGGGTATATTGCTAATCAAATATGACATTAGGCTTTTTTCTTAGGTTTTTTGCCTTTACCAAAAATATGAGCATCAACTTTCGCCGCTTTACCTCCAGTGAGTACGGAGTTTACACGAGCCATTGCCCATTGATTAGGTGTAGTTCCAGGACGGTGTCCAGTTTTATAAGCGGCGAGCCCTTTGTTATAGACTTGCCTTAACTGTCCTGCAGTTACTTTTTTACCTTTTGCTCTAGCTTTTTTAGCTTTTTCAGCTAATGTTTTACTTACGTTTGCTGACACGTTTTTTCCTCCTCTTACTTGGCATTAAACCTTTATTAACTGCTCTAGCTCTTTCGCTAAAACCTAACTTTTTTCCACTCTTAAGTTTTTTTCTTATTGTTTCTAGCTTTGCTACCATTTTTCTTTTTTCTCATAGTTGCACCTTTTATGATATCCCCACGAGTTATTTTATTAAAAGGTGGTGCTAATGATGCTAATTTTTTTTGCTTTGGTGTTAGTTTTTTCTTCATTTCTTTTTACCTCCATACATTTTTCTAAATCGTTTTGTATACACAGACTCTTTTGTTTTTCTACGTTTACCTTTTTTAAAATCTGTACTGAACTTATAAGCAGATGGATCATTATCTGCTTTAGGTGCATTACGTTGTATTTCCTTACGACGTTTAGCACGCTCCGTACTGGATAAACCTTTTAAATATTTTTCGGGTATTTTACGTTTAGTTTTCTTTTTGGCTGGAGGTTTACTTATTTGTTTACGCATTTGTCCTCTCGTCATAGCCATTTTAAATCAACTTATGTAAAAAAGGGGTTATAACTATTAGAACGGCAAGTCCCCAAAGTTTAACATCAAACTTATCAAGACTCTTTTCTATACGTTCATATCTTTTTCCGCACTCTTCTTCGTGTTTTTCTAATAATTTTAAAACTTCGTTAGCCTTCATTACCATGCCTTACATGACCAATATCTAGCACTAAATTTATCTTTAGCTGTATCACACCTATGACGTGCTCTAAATGATTTTCTACGTCCTGGCTGATCTTTTTTTATAGTCATATTAGGATCACCAAATCTTACAAGTTTAATTTGGCTACCCTTTTTAGCAAGAACAGCAGATTTTTTAGGACCTCCTGGAGTGCGTTTAGGTTTATTAAATCCTGGAAAGGTCATCCCTCGGTAACTAATTTTACCTGAGGGAGTCCTTTTCACATCTTTAGTAGTAGCCATTAACCGTATTCCTTATTGACCTCTAATATAATGGTATAACTGTCAGCACTTGTATGACCTACTGTAGTAAATTGTATGTCACCAGTTTTACCCGATCCTGCATTATTAGGTATACCACCAAAATTTGAGTAATCATGATAGCCACTTTGGTTTTCACCCAACTCGATTGCAAGAACATCAGATGTTGCATCAAACAAGATTTGTACTTTCATACCGATACACTGCCACCATATTTTTTGTATGGAAGCTCCAGTACAAGCCTGACCAATAGAATTATTAGCTAATGCACTGACGTCTACTTTAGTAACAGCACTCTCACCAGTTCCATCAGAAACATTGGTGAATTTAAGTACTGCTGTTTTACTACCATCAATGATAGTTTGTGAGGTTACTGCATCTGCCATATAGCTCTCCTATTATTGATC